CTCTTAAGAGCACGATAGCGTTAATGCATGATGTGAGCAAGGCTAGTGCTTCTGATTTTGCGAAGGCAGAAATGGCCATTCAAGATGCTGCTTCCGCAATGGATAAATACGAGAAGGAGACTGCCGAAGCAAAGAATAAACAGAACCAGCTAAATAGTAGCCTCGGAAAAGGACAATCCGCTTTTGGTGGACTTCTTGGCTCAATGAAAGGGCTAATCGCTGGTTATGTTGGCATTCAAAGCGTGAAGGGATTTGTTGGATGGTCTGATGAAATGACCCAGACGGGGGCCCGTTTGTCAATGGTTAATGACGGACTTCAGAGCAATGCAGAACTCCAAGAAATGATTTACCAAAGCGCTCAAAACTCACGGTCTGCGTACGGTCAAACAGCTGACGTGATAGCAAAACTTGGCGTGCGGGCGGGCGACGTTTTTAAAAACAATAAAGAAACCGTCCGATTCGCGGAAACGCTGAATAAGATGTTTGGAATCGCTGGAGCAACACAGCAGGAACAAGCGTCTGCATCACTTCAATTAACACAAGCCTTAGGTTCTGGTGTTTTGCGTGGCGAAGAATTCAACGCCGTATTTGAAGCCGCCCCTAACGTAATGCAAGCTGTAGCAAAGTCAATGGGTAAGCCGATTGGCGAATTACGAAATTTAGCCACCGAAGGAAAGATAACCGCCGAAACCGTAAAAAATGCCATTCTAAAGGCTTCGATAGACATTGATAACCAGTTTGCATTGATGCCTATGACATGGTCTCAGATATGGACAAAAACGGTAAATTACATTCAGAAAGAGGCATGGCCATTACAAAAAATGGTTTCTGATTTATTTAATTCGAAGGAGTTCCAAAATGCGTTAGCAGGCATTGTCTTTGGGATGAAAGAAATTGTGTATATGGCTTTTAAAATAGTTGATTTCATCGTTAAAAACTGGGACAATATTACTGATGTTTGTTACGGCGTTCTTGTTCCGTTGGCGCTGATATCGGGAGCTTACAAGCTTTTAACAATCACGGCTTCTACTTTTACTTTTGCTACAAAGATGATGACTATAGCCCAAGTTGGTTTCAATGCGGCTCTCTTAGCCTGTCCAGCTTTTTGGATTATTGGTGCTGTGCTGCTCCTTGTTGGGGCAGTTTATCTTGTAGTTCAAGCGTACAACAGTTTAACTGGATCAGCCGTAAATGCAAGCGAAGTCATTGTTGGGATAATAATGACTGTTGTTGCGGCGCTCGGAAATGCAGTGGGTACAGTGTGGAACCTATTTCTTGATGTTGTTGATTTTTTCTACGATGTTTTTTCTGGTGTCGGAAACTTCCTACACAATATGGTAAGTGACACCACAATGAGCATGTCCGACATGTTTCAAAATGCTTTTATATCTATCTGTCAGGGCGTTTTGAGGGTCGGAAAAATAGCCGGGGGAGTTCTCGATCAGCTTTTTGGAACGGAGACTGTTAAACTCCTCGAAATTCAGTCAAACGACTTAGAAATGCTTAAGCACAAAGGCCCTGGATATGAAGAACAGACAAAAGGAAATCAAAGACAAAAGTTAGGTCTTGATCGCATTGGATATGGAGATGCATTCAATAGCGCAAAAGATGTGTTGGGACTTTTCAAAGGCGGGATCACTGGTGATGTATCAAAAGACGGGATGTCAGAAGAGATGCGCAAGTATCTCGAAAGTCTCAAGGATAGTGGCAAGCAAACGGCGAAGAATACAGAAAAATTCAAACTCGACGAACGCGGACTAGCGCTCCTTACCGAATATGCGAAGAACGAATGGAATCGCACCTATAACACGATGCGGAACTCTACAAAAATAAGTTTCAATGGGCCGATCCATCAGTCCACAGATGTTCGCGCGATTGCAAAAGAAGTCGAAGGCATGATGCTTGACTCCTACACGAGTCTGGTGGGGGCTTAATCATGGCTGTCTATTTTCGAATGATCCGATTTTCTCAAGGAAAGGCAAAGTGGCGTTCCGTCACTATTCCCGTCAATCCCGATGAAATCACATTCAAAATTAAAGGACGAAATCAGGGCTCCGAAATCGTCGGACTCGGCGAAATTAATCGCCTTCGGAAGCCGGGACTTATTTCATTTTCGATCAATACTTTCCTCCCTGCCTATAAGGGGTTCCATTACGTTCAAGATTCTTCTTCTTGGCACCACCCGCGTGAAATTATTGATTGGATTAGTCTTCTTCGAGAAGATAAAACCTCATGCTTGTTCACGATCTATGAGGACATGGACTGGACATGGATTAGCTCTGAAAATTCGGTAAAGAATTTGTACGGCTCTTTGAGCGGCGGGCTTTCAAGCGTCACTAATTTTGTTAGCGACATAGCACGAAACGAAGACCGCCAGCCGATCAGCTTTAGCCGACGCGTGAGCGTTGAGAACCTCGATTGGGGCTACAAAGCCGCAGATGACGACATCCACTTTTCAATGGACTGTCAAGAGTACGTCGAGTACGGAGCTAAAAAGGTAGTGAAGAAATCCTCTACCGATGATGAGACGGTCGTTAAGACCGAAGAGAAAACTCGGGTAAGTTCTGAAATTTACGAAGGTTCTGCGGTCATTTTGAATGGCCCAGTTTATCCCACTTCTTATGGTGGAAAACCAGGTAAAACGTACACAAAATATGAAGGGCTTGTTGGTCGTGTAATAGCTGACAAGAAACGAAAATTTGGCATTCTAGTTTCAGAGTCAAATGCCGGAAAAACTTTAGGCTGGGTCGCAAAGAGGCAGCTAACCGTTAAGGAGATGGCATGAACGCACATCTCTACATAGGAAAACAAGATAGCGATGAAATGTGGGACTGCTCCTCCATTATGACAAATGCGTCATGGTACACAAGCATCGTCACAGGGCAGGCGGGGAAGCTAAACTTTACCCTAGTTGAGGACAGTACTGCATGCTCACCGGATTTCGGAAATCAGGTGCGCCTTGATGTTAGTGGAAAAACCTTGTTTATCGGATACATCTTCACCATTTCAGAACCTAGTCAATCGGGAACAAGAGACTATCTCGCGTACGATCAGACGAGATATTTGAAAAACCCCGCATATTACGTTTTCAAAAATCGCACTGGCAGCGACATTTTCAGGGCTGTGTGTGCTGACAACGGATTAAAAACAGGCTTAATTGAAGAATGTTCTTTTGCTCGGGAAGTCCATATTTGCGACGGAAAATCAGGCTGGGAATTTCTTAATGAATGTATAGACGATGAACTTACAAGCAAGGGAAATTATTTCACGTTTTATGACGCTGTTGGTGAAATGACGTGGGTGACCCTCGAATCCCTTCGCACCGATATTATGATTGGTGAAGAGTCTCTTTTACAGGACTACACGCTTTCGAGAAGTATTGACGAGGACACCTTTAATAACATCATTGTGCATCAAGAAAATGTGGAAAAAATAAAGGTTGAAGGAAAGAAGAAAAAAGTAAAAAAGACAACTACTGTCGATGTGGTCGTAAGCGAAATAACCGCTACAGATATTAAGGAAGCCAAGGATAATAAGACTTCTGTTATAACAAAGATCATGCCTTCTTCTTTTCCAAAATGGGGCAAGCTGTCAAAGATTGAGACCACACAAAATTTAAAAAATGAAGCTGAGATGAAAGAACGTGGGGCTATGATTTTTTATCTGAAGAATAGGCCCATTGTAAAACTGCCTTTAAAATGCATTGGTAACATAAACCTTAGAGCTGGAAACGGAATATATGTGAGTCTTCCAAAGAAGAACGTCAAGGGGGACTACGTTATTTTGTCTTGCACACATAATATAGTTGACGACCTGCATACGATGGATTTGGAAATCGACTCAAGCGGGGTGTACAGTGTTTGAAACGATCATGCAAAAGATTAAACATGACATGAATAAAACACCGATGTCTCCTGGTGCGGCTGGTTGGATTTTTGGAACTGTGACGAAAGTAGATCCATTGGAAATCAAAATAGAGAGCGGGTTGACGCTCCCCGCCGAGGTCTTGGCTCTTTCTCCATTTGCTTCGGAATGGAAGATAAATACAACTGATAATGAAAAAGAAGGCTATTTCAATTTCAGACACCATCACACAATATTGAATAAACAAACTGAAAAAGCAGTCGTTACAGGACTGGTCGCGTCCCCAACAATTTCAGGCACAGCTACAGTAACCGATCCAGTCATGCATCAGCATTTTATTGACAAACAAGAGACCGAAGATGCACTTTATGATATTCGGATGTGGCGCGGGCTAATTGCTGGCGACACAGTACTTCTTTCCAGAGTGCAGGGGGGCCAGCAGTATGTCGTGTGGTTCCGCGTGTCTTTTTTGGGAAACGACCAAACAGAACCAGACGTTCCCCCAGACGTTCCCACCCCAGCCCCTGCGGCTCCTGAAAAGGTCCCTTCTGTAGCGAAAAGCGCGGTGGTTGCAGTTACTTGCCCAGCGTTTCTTTTGATGCTCCCAATTCCCGCCTCCGTTGAATTTTCAGGCATACACTACTATGCCGAAACAAAAGAAGAAGATAAAACGATCACGGCATCAGGAGCCCTCATTTCCGGAGTCGGCTCAGTTATTTTAGAGCCTGGCTATTGGACTTTCAGTTGCGAATATGAAGGCACAAAATATTCTACTAGTGACATGATTTTTGTCCCGTTCGGCGGGACGGCGGAGGCTACACTCTCATGAGCATCCTACCTAGTTCGCAAATCAATTTAAGCACCGTCACGGAGGAAG